GTCCATGCCGCTAGCCCATTCCCGCGCCCACGCGCGCGGCCGGGGGCGTGGCGCCGTCGCCGGTGAAATCGGTGCGCGCGCGGATGTGCTGGGTGAAGCCGTGCGCGAGGGAGAGGCGGCGCGTCACCTCGTCCACCATGTAGGTCTGGTCGAAGGCGCTGTTGCTGCCGGAAAGGCGCAGCGCGTCGCGCGGCATGATCGCGGTCTCCCCGGGCATGGTGAGGCGGATGGCGAGGCGGTGGCGCGTGAGCTCGCGCAAGGTGGCCTGCGCGAGTTGCAGCGCCTGTTCGGTGGTGAGATTGGGCCGCACCAGCACCACGCGCTGGCGCTGCCCCGCCGCCCCGCCGCCGCGCGGGCCGGGCGCGCGCGCGGTCTGCGTGAAGGCCTGCTGCTGGCGGCTGTTCCAGCTTTTCACCACCACCTCGATCTCGCGCGCGAGATGCAGCGCGCGGTCGAGCCGCAGGTCCATCACGTCCGCCACCGAGAGCGCGTGCGCGCGCGGCGCCTCGGCGGGCGGATGGAAATGCAGCGTGCGGCCGCGCACATACACATCGAACCCTTCCTGGCGCGCGAGCCAGGTGAGCAGGTCCCACTCCGTCATCGCGCGGCTGAACAGGCCGAGCGTGATGCGGTCGTGCTCGTCCTGGTAGTAGCGGCCCGCCTTGGTGCGGGTGGGGGTGATGTCCGCCTCCAGCCCATGCCGCGCGGCGAGGGTCTCGGCGATCTCGCTCGCGGTGCGGTTGACGAAGGCTTCCTGCGTGCGCGCCTCGATCAGCCGCGCGGTCAGGTCGCGCCCGTCCAGGCGCACGGCGCGGCGGATGGGGTCGATGGACACGCGGTCCACCGCGCCCTGGATCAGGCTGGTGCCGGCGCCGCCGATGCCCATGGCGATGTCGATCATGATCTCCCCGCCCGCGGCCCAGAGATCGAGCGCGGCGGGATCGGCGGAGAGCGCGAGGGAGACGGAGAACCGGTCGGCCGAGTAGTGGTTATTGCTGCTGACCTCCGCCGCCACCGCGCCGGCGAGCCTGGTGCCGTTGGCGGCCACCTCCAGCCGTGGGGCGCGCAGGGTTTCAGACATCGCGCGCGCCCCCCCGTGGCGGCAGGCGCAGCGTGACGAGGCCGGAGAGGAACGGATCGTCGATGCGGTTCAATCGGGCGATGCGCGCCCATTGCGTCGCGTCGCCAAGCTCCGTCATCGCCAGGCGGAAGAGATCGCCGCCGGCCTGGGTGATGCTGCGCATGCGTTCTTCCTCAGTCGGGCATCTCGGCAAGCACGCGCCCGGCGCGCCCGGCATGGGCGCGGGCCAGGGCGAGGGCGGCGAGCTGGCCCAGGGCGGCGGCATCCGCCCGCGCCTCGCCCAGTGCGTCCGCCTCCAGCGCGGCCTCGGCGGTGGCGAGTTCCGCGCCGAGCGCGGCCTCGGCCGCCGCGAGCGCGGCCGTGGCGGCGGTGTGCTCCGGCGCCTCGCGCGTGCTGGCACCCGGCGCGCGCAGCGCGGCATCGGCCAGCGCGAGCGCGCTGGCGGCGGCGGTGGCGCCGGCGATGAAGCCGCTGGCGAGGCCGAGATCGCCCAACGCGGCGCCGGCCAGGTCGAACGGGGCCTGCAGCAGCGCGGCCGCCTCGTCGCGCAGCACGGCGCAGACAATGCGGAACGGCACCCAGCCCGGGCGCTCGTAGCGCGCCTCGAAAGCACGGATGACAACCGTGTAGGTGAAACCGTCCCAGGAAAGCGGCAGGGGCAGCCCGGCGCCGCGCAGCGCATCCAAGAGGCGGGCGCGGGAGGTGGCCTCGGCGCCGGAGAAGGTGCCGGAGAAGACGATGTCCGTCTCCTCGCGGCCCATGGCATCCACCACGCGCGCCCCGCCGGGCAGGCGGTGGACGGCCAGGCGCTGGATGCCGCCGAAATGCACGGCCTCCGGCACCTCGAAGTCCTGAAAGACGACGGGGCCGAGGAGAAGGGCGATGGCGGGCATGGCTGCGTTCAGTTGCTGTCTTGCATGGACGCGGGCGGACGATCCGGATCGCGTTCGGGATATGCGCGGACGACGGTGACCCGGCCGGGTATCGAGACCGCAGCGACGGCCCCTGCCGCCGGTCGAGGCGCTTCCCGGGTTCGCAAATGAAGAGTGAGGCGCAGCGGTTCCGTCATCATCTCAAACCAGCTGCGCCAGGCCGAGGCCGGAGAGCGGCAGGCGCGGGTCCGCCGCGGCGGCGCCGGCGGTGGGGCGCAGCGCCGCTTCTGTCAGGGTTTCCGACAGCCAGCGCGCGAGCACCGCGCCGTCCAGCGTGACCTCGATGCTCTCCGGCAACAGGGTGGCGGCGGTGGCGGCGGGCATGGGCGCGGCGGGTGGCGGCGCGGGCGGAGCGGAGGGCGCGCGCGCCGTGGCACGCGGCTCCGGCTCCGGCGCGGGCAGGGGCGCGGCGGGGGCGCGGAAAGGGGCGGGGTCCGGCGCGCGCGCTGGCGCGGGCGCGGGTTGCGGCGGCCAAGCCTCCGCCGCCGTCGCCACGGGTTCGGGGGACGCGGGGGCCATGGCGCGCGCCGGCGCCGGCGTGGCGGGGGGCGGTTCCACCGCCGCCGCCAGGGCGCGGCCATAGGGGGCGTAGTCCGGCAGCGTGGCGGTCAGGGAAACTGACAGCGGCGGGGGCGGGGCATCGGGTGCGGGCCGGGGCGGCGGCACGGGCGCGAAGGGTGCCTGGGGCGCGACAGGCGCGACGGGGTTGGATGGCGGCACGGGCAGCGCGCCGGACAGGGCGCGCGGCGCGGCGGATACGGGTTGCGGCGGGTCCGCCGGCGTCTCCGGCGCTGGCGCCACCGGCGCGGGGCGGGGCAGGGGCGGCAGCAGCGCCGCCGCGGCGCGGGCAGGCGCGGCGAGGCCGGCGCCCTCGGCCAGGGCCGCCAGGCGTGTCAGCCCCGCTGACGTGCCCGAAACCGCCGCGTCCAGCGCCGCGAGGTCGCGCCGGATCTGCGCGATGCCGTCCGAGACGCCGTTTTCCAGCGCCAGCGTGATGCCGATGGTGGCGGCGTCGATCATGCCGGCGCCTCGCTGCTGGCGTGGGTTGCGATGGCGGCGGCGACGGCCTGCGCCACCGGCGCGGCGGCGGCGGCGGGGGCAAGGAAGGGGCGCGGTGGGGTGCGCGTGGTGCCCAGTTCCTGGAACACCGCCACCGGCGAGGTGCTGGCGAGCACCGCGCCCGTGTCAGTTTCCGTGACGGCGACCGAGCCGCGCAGCGCCCCGCGGCGCAGCCAGGGCGCCTCATGCGGCCCGCCCGGCTTGGTGGCGAGGCGCGCGCGCACATCCGCCGCCAGTGCCTCCGCCGCGGCGCGCAACCCGGCGCGCGCGGCCGCGTCCGGGTCCAGCCGGCCCAGGCGCGCCAGCGCTTCCTCAAGACCGTCGATGCGGATCATGGCTCCGTCCAGCGCAGCTGGTCCCAGTCGAACACGCGCCCGGCCAGCGTGCCGAGGGCGACGACGAAGGCGAGGCGTTCATCCGCCGGCAAGGCGAAGGCGATGTGGAACGGCACCCCGTTGCGGACCAGGAAAAGACAGTCCAGCAGGTCGGGGTGCATGCTCAGTTTTTTGCCGATGCCGCCACATCGCGCGCGTCCGGCTCCGGCGCCAGCGCGCCGGCGATGGCGGCAAGCCCCGCATCGCCCAGGCGGGCCACCAGCGCCTCGATGCCGCGTTCGTCGGCCGGGGCGGGAATTGGCACGCCGTCAATCTCGCAAACATGGCAGGCGAGCAGCGCCATGCCGAGCCAGGGCTCGTTGCGCGACAGCGCCGGGCCGGCCGCCTTGAACAGGCGCAGCTTGTCGAGCGCGGTCATCTGCCGCAGGCCGATGCGCCGTCCTTCCGTGTCCGTCACCTCGCGCATCAGACGCGCCGGCGGCGGGTGGCGAAGAATTCCAGCTTCTGGCGCACCGCGCCATCGCCGCGCCAGGCGCCGGCATTGGCCAGGCGGAACACCGCGCCCTCATACTGCCAGGTGGAGGTGGAGCCGTCCGGCTCCGCCACGTATTGATAGAGCGTGCCGGGCCTGACCGCGCCGCGCGCGTGGTACTGCGCTTCCAGCTGGGCGATGAAATCATCCGCCGCGCTGTTGCCGCGCTCCAGCTCGAAACTGCCTTCCCAGCCCTTGGGCAATTCCGCGGCCAGCGTGGCGCCGTCCATGCGATCGACGCGCACCGCGTGCGTCATCTGCCGCGCCTCGAAGCCGGTGACATGCGCCAGATCGACGCGCCCGGCGGGGCCGATGACCACCAGCTGGCAGTCGCGCCCGATGGAGAATGTGTTCATCTGCTGCCGTCTCCTTGCCTATGCCGCGATGCCGTCGGGCAGTATCTGGCGCGCGACCTGCACGGTCTGCCCGCCTTCCAGGTTGACGATGAATTTCTCGTTGATGGCCTGGTAGCGCAGCTGCACATCGGCCTGCACATAGCCAAGGCCGGTGCGCTGCGGCGGGTTGTTGGTGGCGTCGCACAGCACGGCGAAGGGCGGCGCGCCGTCTTCCGTGCCCAGCAGGCCCTGGCCCTGCATGGCCTGCAGGAAGGACATCAGCGTGGCGCGGATGCGGCGGAACAGGTCCGCGTTCACCACCTGGCCGACATACTGGCCCATGCCGGCGCCGAGGGAGGCGGCGATGTAGTTCGTCAGCCGCGTGTAGTTATCGCCATTCACCGCCGGGTTGGAGGCCGCGTTGCGCCCGCCGCGCACGCCCCAGAAGGCGCCGGCGGGCTGCGGGTTGGCGATGACGTCGATGCCGGCATTGAGCAGCGCGGCCAGTTCCGCCTGCGAATGGCTGCCCACCTGGGCGGAGCCGGGCAGGCCGGAACGCTCGCTGCCCAGGATGCCGTAGAGCGGCTTGTTGAGCGCGGACTGCTCGGGCGAGAGATTGGCGAGCCGCCCGGCGACGAAGCCCTGCGGCGAGACCAGGCGCACCACGTCGTTGGCGGCGTCCTGCCACCACAGCCAGTCGCCGAACATCAGCTTGGCGGCGTGGCTGTCCAGCCCCGCGGCGCGCTTGGCGGCGACGGCGTTGGAAATACTGTCCCCCGCCGGGCCGGTGAGCACCATGTAGCAGCCTTCCTCCAGCCCGAACGCGGCCTGGGCCAGCCAGTGCGTGGGGCTGTCCACGTCCGCCAGCGCGGCGATGGCGCAGCCCTGGCCGCGCAGGGCATACATGCCGGTGCGCGGCAGGATGTCGTAGCCCAGGAGATGCGGCGCGGAGACGCCGCCGGCGCCGTCGCTGCCCTCCGCCCCGTCGCCCAGGCGGATGGAAAATTCCGCCGGCGCGGCCACCGCGCCGCCGTCATTGGCGCTGACCAGCCGCGAGGGGCCGCGGCGCGGGCCCTGGCCGGCGTTCACCGCCTGCGCCAGGGCGCGCCAGAAGGCGTTGCCGGCGCCGGAGATGTTGTCGAACACTTCCGGCGCCTGGCCGGGCAGGGCGATGGCGAGGCGCCAGGAATTGGCGCGCGCGCCCGGGGTGAGGCGGAGCGTGATCTCGCTGCCCAGGCTGCCGGTGTGGCGCGCGGTGAACACCACCGTGGTGCCGGGCGCCGCGTTGTACGCCGCCGTGTCCGTCCCGTCGCTCACCCGCACGCAGCGGAAATCGCGCGCGCCCTGCTGCGCGGCGGTGGCGAGCAGCGTGCCCATATCATGCTTGCGGGCGCGGATGGGGCCGAATTCGCGCGCGTAATCCGCCGCCGAGGCGACGATGACCGGCTCGCCCACCGGGCCCCAGCTTGCCGTGCCGACCAGGCCGACGATGTTGGAGGGCACGCCGTTGAGCGTGAGCTGGCGCGGCGGGACGATCTGCACGTAAAGGTCCGGCACCACCAGCGCGGTGGTGTTCACGCTGCCTTGCTGAACGATGGGCATGAATTGTTCCTGTCAGTTGACGATGCGGCGCGCCGGCAGGGCCAGCTCGCCGAACAGCATGGCGGCCTGGCGCGCCGCCTCGGTGGTGGCGTATTCCACGCCATAGACGAGATCGCGGCGGAACACGCCGGCGCCGCGCGCCTCGTCCAGCGTGGCGGTGGAGGAAAGCAGCAGGCGCGCCGCCTCGCCGTTATCCAGAACAACGAAGCGCCGCGCGGCGAGCGCCGCGTCCAGCGTGGCGGCCACCGCGTCGCGCAGCGCCGGGGTGGGGCAGAAGCAGGCCAGGCGGAAGGCCTGGGTCTGGCGGCGGATTTCGCGCCGCGCCGGGCGGTCCGCCACCACGCGCGCGAGAAGGCGCGGGGCGGCGGGCACGGCGAGGCTGGCGCCGGCGAGCTGCACCGCATGGAACGGGCGCAGCAGCGCGGCGAGGCGGGCGGCGACATGGGCGGGCGTGTCGTCGGCCTCGGTGCGCGTCGCCACGGCATGCGCGCCGGCGAGGATGCCGGCGACCTGCCCCGGGGCAGCGGCGCCGGAGAAGGTGACGACATCGCCACTGACAGCGGCATTGAGCACGGGGGAAGGCGCCTCCGCCACGGCCCAGGTTTCGGGAAAGCGCGTGGCGAGGCGGAGGCTGCCTTCCACCGCGAGCACGGCGATGTGCGCCATGCCGGCGGCGAGGTCCGCTTCCAGCACGGCGGCCGCCGGCCAGCCGCGATAGGCGCGGCACGGCGCGCCGACGGCCGCGGGCGCGGCGAGGCCCTGCGGGTAGAGCGCCGCCAGCGCCAGCGCGACGAGCGCGGCCTCGATCTCCGCCTGGTCGGCCATCAGGTGGTGATCTCCACGGCGCCGAGGCGCCAGCCAAGGTCGGTGGCCTCCGCGCCGGTCAGCGTGGCGCGGCGGCCAAGATCGTCGCGCAGGACATCGCCCGCGCGCGGCGCGATGCCGCCCGGCAGCACCGGCAGCAGCACCTGCCAGCGCCCGCCGGGCAGGGCGCCGGGCAGGCCGGTTTCCGCCGCGCGGCCGGCGCCGGCGCCCAGGATGGCGGCGGGCCAGTCTGTCAGAATATCCGACATCCGCGGCGCGGCGCCGTAGGGCGCGGCGCCGATGGCGAGCGGCGCATCCGGCCGGGCGAGGGAGGCGATACGGTTGGCGCGCACGCACAGCGCCGGGCCGAAGCCCGGCAGGGCGGCGATGAAATACACCGCCGCCCCCTGGCGCAGATAGTCGCCCACCGCCACCCAAGCGGGGTTGAACACGCCCTGCCAGGTGGCCTGGCCGTGCCGGCGCGGCGCGGCGAGGTCGCGGCCCGGCGAGAAGGCGGCGGCGACGGCGCCGACGCGGTTTTCCCCCGCCAGCGGCCGCGCCGCGCCTTTCGGGCGGAACACCTCCGCCGGCGCGCCGATGCGGGATGCCGCCTGGGCCAGGCCGCGGGCGATGCGCCGTGTCAGAACAGGCGACATTCACACCACCAGGGCGATGCTTCCGGGCGCCGCGCCGGCGCCGCCCGTGAAGGCGGGGCCGGGGGGCAGGCCAAGGAAGCCGCACAGGCGGCGGCGCCAGTCGTCGAACAGGCGGGTGCGCTCGGCCAGTTCGCCGGCGTTGCGCGTCCAGCCCGCGGCGGCGGCGGTGTCCAGCCCCTCGGCGGCCTCGGGGATGGCGGCCTCCAGCCCGCGCAGGCTGGCGAGGAAGCTCCGCGCCACCGCCACTTCCGCCTCGCCCAGCAAGGCAAGGCGGGCGGCGAGCGCCGCCGCCCCGCCGGTGCCGAACGGCGGATAGCCGCAATAACGCGCGAGGTCCGCGCGCTCGGCCGGCGAGAAGCTAGCCGGCATGTTCCACCATCACCGCGCGCTTGAAGGCGGCGTTGGAGGCGGTGGGCACCGTGGCCGGGTTGGTGGTGGTGTCCGACGGCGCGGCGAAGCCGCCGATCCAGTACCAGCTCTGCGCCACGATCTGCTGCAACCGGTCGATCGGCGCGCGCGTGACCATCGCCACGCCATCGACCAGCGTCACGATCGCGTCGCGCGGCGCCACGTCGGAAGCCGCCATGCCGGCGAAGTCGCCTTCCACCAGCGCGCCGCGGCCGCAGACGATGGGCCGGCGCACGACGACGCCGGAAAGCGTGGGGTGCGGCTGCACATAGGCTTCCGTGGTGGGAATGAAGCGCAGGCCCAGGAAGTCGTTCACCATGCTCTGGCGGAACAGCTGGCTCGCCGTGCCGGCGCCGGCGAAGAGCTGGCGGAAATCCTCGTCGCCGAACAGCTGGCGGGCGGAGATGGGGTCGAGATAGCAGTTGTAGGCGCCGTCGATGTCCGGCACCGCGTTCATGCGCAGCTTGGCCACGGCGTCCAGCAGGCTCGCCATGTCCAGCGTGTCGGCGGCGGTGAGCGCGGCGGTGGAGGCGCGCCCGCCCGGGCGGATGATGACGGAGGCGTTGGCGGCGATGACGGCATTGCCCGCCGTGCCGTCGGCCACGCTGACATTGCCGGAGAAGCCCAGCACGCCGGAGACGCCGCCCGGCGCGGTGGAGACATTGCTCGCGTCCACCGCGACGGAGGTGAGCGTGTAGGTGCCGTTGCCGAGCTGGACGGAGAGCGTGTTGGTGGGCGAGACGGGCATGGGCACGCCGTTCACATGCACGTGCTGGAAGCCGCGCACATCGTCCACCGCGACGCTGGCCGCCGGCGCGCCGAGCGTGGTGCGCACCCGCGTGTTGCCGCGGAAATACGCGTCGAACAGCGCGTTGCGCGCCAGCTCGTCCAGGCTGCGCGCGGCCTGCTCGCCATTCACATAGGCGTTCTGCAGGAACTGCCCGGCGATGCCGACGCGCGAGGTGACCATGTTGAGGTCGGTGGTCGCGGCGTAGTGGTTGATGTGCAGCGTGTACTGCTCCACCCCCCAGCCGCCCGGCGTCAGGCCGTTGTCGAGGTCGGTGTTCGCCGCCGGCGCCACCGGCGTGGTGACGGCGGGCCTCAGGCCGGCGCGGGTCTTGGTGAGCGTCTCGCCGATGCCGACGGCGACCTGTTCGCGCTCCGCCACGGCGCGGTAGCCGAGGCGGGAGGCGAGCGCCTGCTGGAACTCGCGCTCCAGGAAGCCCTGCTGGATGATGGGTTGCAGGGCGGCGGGGAAATTGCTGATACCCATGGTCGTGGTGGTTCCTCGTTGATGGTCAGGTACGGCGCTTCAGCAGTTCCGCGCGCGCCGCGCGGTATTCGGCATCCGTCATCTCCAGCGCGTGGCGCGCCGGCCCGGCGGGCGGCGGCGGCGCGGCGGTGGAGGAGGAGGAGGGGGCGGCGAACAGCCAGGGCTTGGCGCGGCGCAGCTCCGCGAGCAGTGCCTCCGCGCCCGCGATCTCGCCGGATTCGTCGATGGAAAGGCCGGAAAGGTCGGCGAGCTTCAGCCCGTCGAGGTCGATCATGCCGGCGGCGAGCGCGGCGGATTTCAGTTCGGCGCGGATCAGCCGCGCCTCGTGCGCGCGGGCAAGCTCGGCCAGGCGGGCTTCCAGTTCCGCCACGCGCCGCGCGGGGTCGGGCGGCGCGGGCTCGGCGGGCGCGGCGGCGGCGGGCGGGGCCGGGTCGGTGTCAGACATTCTGTCCCCCGGTGGCGGCGGCGGCGGCGGGCGCGGCGATGCGGGCGATCTCCGCCGGCACGTCGGCGATGTCGTAGGTATCGGCGATGGCCTGCACCGCGCTCTCGCGGCTGATATGTCCGGCGGCGGCAAGCGTGGCGAGGGTGCGCGCGTCGCGCTCGCGGTCCTCCGCGCTCGGCGCGTACCAGCGCGGCCATTTCAGGCTCAGCCGCGCGGCGGGATCGAGCGGCGGCAGGGGCGCGCCAAGCGCGCGCAGCGGATAGACGCGGCTTGCGCGCAGCAGCATGCGCGCGAGCGTGAGCAGCGCGCCCTCGCCGTAGGAGACGCGCAGCCGGTCGGCGAGCCAGATCAGGCCCTGGTTCATCAGTTCCAGCGCGCGGCCCGATTGCGCCGCGGCCAGGCGTTCGGCGCTGGCGCGGCTGCCATGCATGGATTCCAGCGCGAATTCGCGCAGCGTGCGCACATACGCGATCACCGCCTGCGTCGCGGTGCCGCCGATTTCCAGCAGCTTCGCGTCGCCCTTCTCGCTCACCACCAGGGCGTTGGCGGCGCCGCGCAGCAGCTTGCCATCGGCGGCGGCGGGTTCCTTGATGAGCAGCGTGGGGTCGGAGGCGTATTTCAGCCCGCGCCCGGCCTGGGAGAGCTGGTAGTCGATCTCGATCGCGGTCTCGATGGCGGGGCGGAAGGTGCAGGCGCCATCGGCCGCGTCGCCGCTGGAAGACGGGCCGGGCAGGTTGCGCACCCAGACGATGGGCACGAAGCCAAGCCCGTGGCGCACGCTGCGCGCGGGGTCGATGGCGGGGCTTCCCGGCGCGCCGACGGGATGCGGCAGGAACCAGGTCTCCGCCTCCTCGTCCCAGACGCGCTGGAACCAGTGCGTCGCCTCGGGCTCGGCGATCGTGTAGCCGGCCTCCGCCAGGGCGCGGCCGGGCACCTTGTAGCGCTCCGTCACGCGGGCCAGCTCGTCCGGCGCGTCGGCGCGCCATTCCGGGGTGAGGAAGACGGTGTCGAGCACGCTGACGAAGGCGCGGCCCCGCAGCACGCGCAGCCACAGCGCGACGGAGCCGACCGAGCCGGCCACGGCCGCGGCGATCATCACCTCGTTGAGGCGCGTGTCCTTGATGAGATCGGCGAGCGCCGCGCGCACCGCCGCATCCGGGCTGTCGATGGTGGGGAAGTGGCTGTCGCTGAACAGCAGCGCCACCGCGTCCTCCACCACCACGCGGCAGAGATTGTAACGCACGCTGGGCCGGCGCAGGCGCAGGGGGATGTATTCGCCGCCCGGGCCGCGCTCGGTGTGGAACTCGTGCGGCAGCGCGTCGTAGAGCGTGCCGTCCAGCACATGGCGCAGCACGGCGATCTCGTGCGCGCGCGCCGGCAGGTCGGGATCGCGCGGGATGAGGGAGCGGAGCGTGTCGAACATGCGGTCCCTTGCGGGTGGGGGTGCAACCGGCGGCTGCTGGCGGGGCGGGCGGCGCGGCGTTAGCGTCGCGGTGCCGGAACAGGCGCGCCGTGCTCAGGATTCGTGACGAAACGTGACACCAGGCAGGAGGACGCGATGGCTCACTACATGTTGCGCTGGCAGTTCAACGCCCAGACGGCGGCCAATTTCGTGGCCAAGCCGCAGGACCGCACCGCCGCCGCCAAGACCCTGATCGAGGGGTTCGGCGGCAAGCTGCACAGCTACTACTTCGCCCTTGGCGAGTATGACGGGGTCGGCATCGCCGAATTCCCGGACGCGGTCTCCGCCGCCGCCTGCTCCATGAAGGCGGGCAGCACCGGCGCGTTCAGCCGGTTCGAGACGGTGGCGCTGCTGACCGCGAAGGAGGCGGAGGCGGCGATGAAGAAGGCGAAGACGGCGAAGGTGGCCTACACGCCGCCCAACGCCTAGACATCTGGCCTAACGCCCCATCCAGCCCGGCTCCGGCGGGGCCGCCCCGCCGGGGGGGCGCAGGGTGAGTTCGGCGAAGGCACGCGCCAGCGCGTCCACCTGGTCGTCATGCGCCCCGTGCGGAAAGTGGGCGAGCTCGTCGAGCAGCGCCGCGTTCCACGGCCCGCGCAGCAGGGCGAGGTTGCCCGCCTCCGCCTGCGCCGCCACCGGCCCGGCGCGCAGCGACTTGGACTGCCGCTCCGGCGTGAAGGTGAAGCGCGCGCCGGCGAGCAGGCGGGCGAAATGGGCCTGCTGGAAGGCGGAAGCCTGGCCCGGATCGCGCGGGAAGGAGTGGAGGATGTCGCCATCCGCCCTTGCGGTGGCGGCGATGGCCATTTCCACTTCCAGCGGGCTGCCGCGCAGGCGCAGCACGTCCAGCACCACGAAGCGGCCCTCCGCGTCGCGCAGCAGTTTCAGCCCCACGGTCCAGTCCGGGTCGGCGCCGGGGCGCGGGGCGGTGGCGGCCAGGTCCCAGGCGCGCACCACGCGCCCGCCCGCCATCTCCGGCGCGCGCTCCAGCACGGGGATGCGCGCGGGGGGAAACAGCGCGCCCTCGTCCGGGCGCGGGTCCTGCTGATAGAGCGCGGCGAAGGCGCGCGGGCCCAGCGCGGCGCGGCGGGCCAGCAGCGCGGCGCGGTCTTCCCATTCGGGCCACAGCGCCTCGCCCTCCGCGCGGCCCAGCGCATCCTCCGCCCCGGCCAGGGCCGGCAGGCTGAGGCAGGTCCATTCCCCCGCCTGGCGGGCGAGCAGGCGGCCGGCCAGGTCGTCCTCGTGCCAGCGGGTCATCACCAGCGCGACGCGCCCGCCCGGTTTCAGCCGCGGCAGCAGGTCGGCGCGGAACCATTCCCAAAGGCTCGCGCGCAGGGCGGGGCTTTCCGCCTCGGCGCGGGACTTCACCGGATCGTCGATCAGCACCAGGTCGGCGCGGCGGCCCACGATGGGCCCGCGCACGCCGGCGGCGAAGTAGCTGCCGCGCCGCGCCGGCGCGTCCGGGTCCGTGGTTTCCACCTCCCATTGCGCGGCGGCCTTGGCATCGCCGGCCAGGCGGAGGCCGAGCGCGGCGCCGTGCGCGCGCAACAGGGCACGGGCGCGGCGGGCGAAATGGCGGGAGAGCGCATCGGTATGGCAGGCGGCGATCACGTCGCTGCCGGGGTGGCGGGCGAGGAAGAAGGGCGGGAAGAGCACCGAGGCATAGGTGGACTTCGCCGCGCCCGGCGGCATGAGGACGATGAGGCGCCGCGTCGCGCCCTCGGCGAGGGCGCCGAGTTCCGTGAGCAGGCGCAGATGGTGCCGGGCGGGCGCCAGCCCCTCCGCCGCCATGACATGGCAGGCCCAGGCGGTCGGGTCGCGGCGGAGCGCGGCCACCGGCGTGCCGGGCGGGCCTGGATCGGACGGGGCGGACAAGGGCGGCGTGGCTCCGCGCGAAGCCGGGGCGGCTCGCGGGTTGCGGGCGGGGCGATGCGTGTGGGCAGGGCGGCGGTGGCTCGACAGCGGCCGCGCGCGGGCCTACAACTGTCCGCGCGCCGGGGCGGTGGGCCGGGGCGGCGATGCGCGCGGGGCGTGTGGCGGGGCGATGGCATTCCGCGCATACCTCGCCAGCATGGCGACGCTGATACTGCATTCCGGGGCATCTGGGCAAGGGAAAATTTTCCGGTGGTCAGAAAAATTTCCGCAAGCCGTTCCCTGCGCGCCCTGGCCGCCGGGCTTCTGCTGCCGGCGGGTCTGGCCGGCTGCGCGGAGGGCGGCGGCGGCGGGCCGGTGCGCCCCGCGGCGCTGGCCCTGGCGCGCGCCGCGGCGCCGGCGCAGGCGGCGGCGAGCCCGTGGGAGGGGCGCTATCTGGGCCCGGTGCAGCCGCTCGCCGCGGGCTGCGGCATTCTCTCGCAAGGCATCCTCACCGTGCTGCGCGGCACCGATCCGCCGGTTTTCGCCCTCGATCCCATGGGCGAGGCGCTCGATCCGCGCGCGAGTTCGCAGGCGATCCTGGGCACGATCGCGCCGGACGGAAGCCTGCGCGGCCAGCGCCGCGGCGAGGCGCCCGGGCAGGCGGCGGGGCAGGCGCGCTTCGAGGGCCAGGCGCGGCTGGCGGAGGGCAGGCGCGAGATCGTCGGCACGCTGAGCGAGGGCATCTGCCGCTGGCGGATGACGCTGCGCCAGGTCTAGAGCCCGCCGGAACCTTCCGGTTGGCCGCGCCAGCGGGCGCGGTTTCCCCTGGGGGCGGGGGATTCACGCCGACTCACGCTGAATTCGCGCTTCCGCACCAAGCGGCGCGGTTACCTTCCCATTCGGAAGGCGCCAGTATCTCGCGTATGACGCGAATAATACCCCTTTTATCACTCGCGTTATAGTTGAGGAGCGGCGCCCATGAATATCGTGCGTTCGGACGATTTCGCCCAGATTCCCGCCGAGATCGGCTACACGCCCACGGCCCAGCCGGCCGGTCTTGCCGCCGCGGCGCGGCGCAGCAACCAGGTGCTGGTGGTGGAGGATGCGCCCG